TTAAAAATCATATTAAAAAATAAGGTAATTGAAGTATCACATTATTCAAAATAAAAAATGAATATTGTGGTATTTTTTTTGTTTTATAATACTGTGTAATACTTTAAAAACGCGTGAATTGTAAAAAAGGCGAAGGAGTGATTGAAATTGACATACAAAGAAATTAAGAAATATTTATATGGTGATTGCATAGTTAGAAATGAAGAATATGAGTATAAAACTTCACATGGAGATATTATCTATTGCAGACAAATAGGATGTGAAACTTGGAACAGTATGATTGCAATTCCAAACTATGAGAAAGAACAAGAGTGGGAATTAGTAGGTAAAAAGAAGTAAGAATTATGAGTGAGGAAATTTAATGAAAGAAGTTAAAAAACATATAATTGAAGCAGTTAGAGAGTTAAGAAAACATGAGTGCAAGTGCGATAAAAATACAACTTGTGAAAGGTGTATTGCGATTATGAAACTTAATAGTATACACAATTTTTTAAGCAAGGATTAATTCGCAATACTACAAATGGCAGTAGAAAAATAAATAGAAGGGGATGAAGTTATGAGCAACCTAAACGAAGAAGTTAGCATTAAATTAGTTGGTAAAATTACTTTGTTATTTCCAAACTTAGAAATTGATTTACAAAAGCAGCTAGAAGTTAAAAAAGTAATAGACGAGACATTATATGACTATGAAGTACAAACAAAGTGTACAGATCTAGTTGCTGGAGATATAGAAGAAAAAGCAAAGTTATATTTAGCTTGTAAGAAGTTAGAAGGCTTAAGCAATAAAACAATATATAATTACAGATTATTTTTAGAAAAGTTAGACCTATATTTTACAAAACCATGTAGTACTATTTCAACAATGGATTTAAGAATGTTTATAGCTTTAATGGGAAAGGAAAAACAAGCATCAACTGTAAATGGATATATAACTTATTTAAAGAACTTTTTCGGATGGTTGCAAAATGAAGAATATATACTAAAGAATCCCGCTGCAAAGTTAAAACAAACTAAAGTTCCACGAGTTATTTTACAAGGGTATAAAGCAGATAATTTAGAAAGATTAAGAGAAGCTTGTAAGAGTGAAAAAGAAAAATGCTTATTTGAGTTACTAGACAGTACAGCTTGCAGAATATCGGAAATAGATAATATTAAGTTAGAAGATATAAACTGGCAAGAGCAATCTATAGTAGTAACTGGTAAAGGAAATAAGCAAAGAATAGTTTATTTTAGCACTAAAGCAAAATTGCATTTGTTGGCTTATATTGGAGATAGAACAGAAGGATATTTATTCATATCCGACCATGCTCCATACCAACATATTAAAGTTAGGGCACTTCAATTAATACTTTCTAAAGTTAAAGAAAGAGCAGGAGTAACAGAAAGAGTACATTGTCATAAATTTAGACGTACACAAGCAACATATCTTTTAAATTCTGGTATGACAATACAAGGGGTGCAGAAAATATTAGGGCATACCAGTCCAGATACAACACAAAGGTATGCTCAACTTAGCCAAGAGAATCTAAAAAATGAATATAAGAGATTAGTGGTTTAAAAAGTAAATTAATAGAGAATAGGAGCATTTCAAAACATAGTTATATGTTTCTATTCTCATATGAATATCATTATTAAAAATAAGGAGAGGATTTTATGAAAAATACATTAGTAGACCTTAACAATCATTTATTCGAACAGTTAGAAAGATTAAATGATGAAAATTTGAAAGGTGAAGAACTCCAAGAAGAAATAGACAGATCTAAAGCAGTAAGCGATATAGCATCTAAGATAGTATCAAATGCCTCATTAGCATTACAAGCAGCGAAAATTAAAGGTGGGGATTTTCAAGGAGAAACAAAGCTACCTGAAATGTTAGAGGAAAAGCAATGACAGGAAGGCCGCAAGGGAGTAAAAATACAAAAATTCATGTATGGAGTATAGAAGAAAAAGAATATTTAAAGAGAATCACACCAGGACATCATTATTCTGAAATACAACAACTTGTAAATGATAAATTCAAATTAGAACTTTCAATGAATCAAATAAAAGGAGCTATTAAAAGAAATAGCTTAAAAACAGGATTTACAGGAAAATTTGAAAAAGGTTCTATACCAGTTAATAAAGGTGTAAAAGGTGTTATTTACGAAGGATGTAAAGGTACATGGTTTAAAAAAGGAAATATTCCTAAAAATCATAGGGCAGTTGGGAGTGAAAGAATAACCAAAGATGGATATGCAGAAATAAAGATAGCAGAGCCCAATAAATGGAGATTAAAACATCTAGTTATATGGGAAAAAGAAAATGGACCAGTACCAAAGGGACATGCAGTAATATTTTCAGATGGAGATAAAACAAATATAGACATAAGAAATTTAATGTTAATAACAAGACATCAATTACTAGTTATGAATAAAAATAAACTAATAAAAAATGATGCTGAGATAACTAAAACAGGAACAATAATAGCAGATTTATTAATTAAGATTAATGAGAGGAAAAAGAGTGAGGAAGGTGGTATTGATGGATGAAATAAAAAGAATACCAACGAAATTAGAGATAAAAGAGTTTCTTATAACATTTGAATATGAGACTAGAAAAGGATATAGAAGAGAGCAACAGAGAAAAGTTAAGCATTTTACAAAAGAAGCTGCAAAAGATATATTAAATGATTGGTTAAATACAGCAGAGAGAAAGAGATCTATGGCTAATGTTGAAATTCTAGGCATAGATGAAATAAAAGAAAATAAACAAGAAATTGTTTTGTAAAGATATATTATCAATTCAATTAATCCTGGTATACCAGGTTGCATAGTAATTATTTAACTAGCCATTAAAGTAATTATGAAAAAAGATAAGTGTTAAAGCGTAAAATGCACACTCCATAAAGGATAGGAACTCCTTACAAAATGTAAGCAAGCCTAAATAACCATTTCCTAACAAGCTAGGCAATTTAGTTTGTTAGGTGATTGGATTGATAAAAAGTAATATAGGAGTTTTTAGAAGAAGAAAAGATTACCAGCCAATGGTTGATACATCCAAGAAAGAAAAAAATTCAATAGAAATTATTAAAGAATTTCAAAATAGAAATGAAGAAAATAAGAATATATGTGCATTTAGTGGAGGAAAGGACAGCATAGTTGTATATGGCTTAATGAAGAAAAGTGGAATAGATTTTAAACCTATATATTCTCCACCAAGTGTAGATCCACCTGAAATAAAATATCACATGGATAAATATTATCCTGAAGTATATAGACAACCATATGAGAAAACTAAAGATGGGCAAGAAATTACAATGTGGTATTTACTTTCTCATAGAGCTTTACCACCAACTCGAAGAATGCGCTATTGCTGTGATGTTCTTAAAGAAAGAACAGGGGAATCAGGAGATACAGTTTATGTTGGTGTAAGAGCTTCAGAGAGTAAAGACAGAAATAAAAGAGGCATGGTAACTTTCTATAAAGAGAAAAACATGATAAGACCTATTTTTGATTGGACAGATGAAGAAATTTGGTCATATATTCTTAAGAATGATTTGCATTACAATCCATTATATGATTTAGGATGGGATAGACTAGGGTGTATTGGGTGCCCATTAAGTAGCAGAAATCAGAAAAGAGAATTGCAAGAATATCCTAAGGTTAAAGAAATGTATATTATCAGTTTTGAAAGAATGCTAGAATACAGAAAATCAAAAGGCATGGAGACAGAATGGAAAACAGGGTTAGATGTATACAAATGGTGGATTGGAGAAGTTAAGAAGCAAGAAAGTCAAATAGAAGGACAATGTAGTATGTTTGGAGAGTGATTTAAAAATGGAATATATAAATGATATAAACATAAACGAAGCAGTACTTCATGTATTAGATAGTAATGCAGTGGAACCAATTTTAAATGAATATAGCTTAGAACTTAACGAAGATGTGTACAAGTTTTTATATAAGCATATAGAAAAATGCCTAAAGGATGATGAATTAAAGTATGCTAAGTTCAATCCTGAAAGAAATATTGTTAAAGAAGTAGTTCAAGATTATTTAAATGGGATAGATGAAGATTTAATTAATTTATCTAAAGAACTAGCTAGACAACTATTTGTAATAATTCAAACTAATGAAAATATACCATCAGCAGATCTTATTGTTGCATCAATAATTACAGATCAAGGACCAATGATAGCTATTTTAAAAATGGATTATATTAATAACTTTACTCATGAGATACAGTGTATTGATGAAAAAATAGGAGTATCACTAGTAAAACAAAGTGCAGGATTGCCTGGAAGTGGTCAAAAAGTTCAGAAAGCAACTTTCATAAAACCTATAAGAGATGATGAAATATATAACCTTATGATTTTAGATAAACAAAAAGCAAGTAAAGAGGATGAATATGGAGCTAACTATTTTTTAAAAACATTCTTAGGTGCAAGCACTGTAACTAATGAAAGAGATATGACAAAGGAATTTATCAAAGCAAGTGAAAACTTTGTTAGGAGAACTATAACAGATGATGCAGAACTAGCAGAAAAGGTAAGAAGCACAATTAAAAATAAGTTAGAGGAAAATGATTCAATAAATTTAGATGAGATTTCAGAAGAGTTATTTTCACATGAGCCAATGCTAAAAGAAAGCTTTATATGTGATTTAAAGATGAAGGCTATTCCAGAAGATGTAGCAGTAGATAGGATATATGTAGATAAAAAGCTTAAGAAAGTAAGGCTTAATATTGATAAAGAAATTGATTTGTATATAAACAAAGATGCGTACTCAAATAAAGATAAATTTGAAGTAGTAAGAAATGGTGATAGCTCAATAAATTTAGTAATTAAAAATGTTATTAATTATATAGAAAAATAAGTTATTAATAATGGTGTGGTAACCAAAAAACGCATGAGATAATTTAATTAAATAAATAGGATATGAGAAAGGATTAAGTTAAAGCTATATCTATTCTTTATCATATGAAAATCAAATGAGGGAAGGTGCAACATGACACCAAAGGAATTAGCAGAGAAAACTATTAGAGATATAGAGAAAAGAAGAATCAAAAGAGAAAAAGATTATATGGAATACCAAAGTTTTAAGAGTAAGAATACAAATAAGAAAAAGATTAGAGGTGAATTATAAATGCCTAAAAATGCAGGTAAGATTTTTGAGGAAGATTTCAAGAAGTCAGTACCTAAAAATTGCTGGGTATATAGATTCAAAGATGGAACAGCTAATTTTAATGGCACAAAGAATGAAAATGTGAGATTTCAAGCACATAACATATGTGATTTTCAAGTTATGACAGATAAATGTCTTTATTTACTAGAATTAAAATCTCATGCAGGAACATCAATTCCATTCAATTGTATAAGAACTACTCAATTAAAAGAAATGACAGAAATTAAACATGAAAAGATAAAATCATTTTTTATATTTAACTTTAGAAATATAGGAAGTGGAGGAACGATAGCAGTTGAAGCACACAAAGTAAAAGAATATATGGAAACAGCAGAAAGAAAGAGTATACCTTTTAGTTGGTGTGAAGAGAATGGAATAAAAATAGGAATGCAGCTTAAAAAAGTTAGATGGAGATATGAATTAGACAAGTTCTTTAATTAATTTTAAGAAGAGTAGAAATAATTAACTCAGTAATACTTTTAGTACAACCTATAAAAATAAATCTGATTAATAAAATCAAAAAACTTGCATATAAAAACAAACTTACAAAGCATAGTACAAGTTATTACGAATTAATGGATAACTTGTACTTGCAGAAAGGAGAATATATGAATGAACTTAATTGTAATTTCATAGAGAAAGAAGATATTCAATCATACAATGATATTTTATCTAGATTTAAAAGATTAACTGACAATGATTATGCAGATGCATTTTTACTTCATCAGGAGGCTTTAATTCTTTATGAAAGATGGAGCTATATATTTTATGAAATAAGAACTGGAGAAAAGCGCGGAATACCTAAAGATGTACCACTTAAAGACAGAATAAAACATATGTTAGATATTATTGAGTGGATCTATATAAGTGCTAGAACAGTATTTGTAAAAGGCAAAAATGATTTAAATTCTAAGGGATATTAGGAGGGTACTTTATGGATGATGAGTTATTCAGAAAAACAGAGAATCAGCTTTATCGTTATTATAGATATAAGAGTAAAATCCAAAAGATGAAAAGAAAAGTTGAAATACTAGAACAGCAGATTGAAACAATAGATAATCAAATGAGAAATGTTCATAAATATATAAATTTAGATACTATGCCACCAGGAGCAGGAATATCGGATGGAGTACAATCAAGCATATCAGGTTCAAGTTATATGGAAAAACAAATGGAAAAAGAAGTTGATAAACTTGAAAAAAGAAAAGTAGATAAAATAAAGTCCAAGATAAAAACTGAATCTAAAATAATGGACATGCAAAGTTTTATAAGAATAATGGATACTAATATAGAAATGCTTTCAGATGAAGATAAAAGATTTGTGGAACTTAAGTATGGATCTAAGAAGAAAATACCTTATATTGCAATACAGCTAAATTTATCAGTACCTACATGTTATAGGCATAGAGAGGAATTAGTTGCAAACATTGCTGATTTTATGGATTGGATTAAATAATTGTAGGGTACCCATAGAAATATAGGTGCTATTGATATATAAAGTTAGAAAATGTAAAATGTTGTTAAGAGGAGGTGAATAATTGAGTATATATATTATAATTTTAATAATATTTTTAGGTATTATAGCATTTCTAGAATTATTAAATTTAAAATCAGAAAGAAGAATAATAAAAAAATTTAAAACAAAAAATAGGGAGGAAATAGAAGATATAATAAATAAACATGAATCTAATATGGAGTCAAAAAAGGCTTATAATATAATAACTACATTAAGTATATGCTGTTCATTTGTTATCTAAATGATAAATTCAACTGCTAATGAACTAAATGCTTTCGATAACAATAAATATGCAAAAGAATTAGAAATTAATGATAGAGTTATAGAAAAATTATTAGATGAATCTATAGAGATCGGTCACAAGAATGAAATTTATCATAGCTATATAAGCAATGCAACATTTCATTTTAAAGATGATTCAAGTAATAAAATATTTGAAATAAATATAGAAAATGAAAATGATATTTTTGAAGCAGTAGAAATATTAACTGAATATAAATATGATTTAAATGTTCCAATATATAATAATGGGACGTTAGTCCTTTGTGAAACATATATGTTTCTAATATTTACTATGTTCTATACTCAGGAAAGAAATTTTAGTTATAGTGTTTATTTGGTAAAGATATTAAAAAAAATGTTAGAAACATATGATTATAATAGTGAGGATTACAATATGAAAAAGATAGATAATTTCAATTTAAAGAAAAATATTAATAAGTATAACATTATGATTTTATTAGTAGCAGTTGTCCCAATGGTATTTTGCTTAATTATTATGTTGGTATTCAGGAATAGTAAATATGGACAATTGCTAGAAGTCAATGACTATTTTAATTTTATTGGTTCTTTTGGTGGAGCTATATTAAGTGCAATTATATCATTGATTGTATTATATATAACAGTACAGCAAACAAGAGAAATACAAAATGAAAATAAAACCTTGCAAGAAACATATGATAAAAAACAAACTTCATTAGAAGCAAGAAAATATATTCCGGTGTTAGATGTAGTTAATTCTGCTGAAAATGAAATAGAAAAATGTAAAAAAGATACAATGTTAATATCATTAATGCTAAACAATAAGGGAGAGGTGCCTTGCAATATAGATGGATATAAAATTAGTTGTAGTGCTAGAAGCGGTAGACAAAAAATAGAAATTGAAAATGATACTAGAAAAATAAATGTTAATTTATTAAAAGTTTTTTGTAAAGATGATAATAAAAAATATAATTTTATTATTAATGATCCTGAAGTAGAAAATCTTCCAATTGGAGATGAAATTAGAATTTATATTAAATTATTTTTAACAAGTTCATTAAATTATAAGTATCACCAAACCATAGGAATAGTTTTAGAAAATGAGAGAATAAATAATAGCAAAACAGAGATAACTCTACCAATATGGATGGATGAAAGTAAAAACTAGAGTGA